ATTCCGTACAAAACTTTTTCCCAAAATAACTTTTGGAAGCTTGGAAGCTTGAAGGAGGTGCCTATATGGCAAGACCATCTAAGCCGGTGATTACTGTTGTAGGGCACCGTACAAAAGATGAACTCAAAGTTAGACGTGATGCCGAAAAAGCAATGCTAACCGGCACTCCAATGAAAATGGGATTCAAACCGAAAGAACATCCGATTGCTGCTAAGGAATTTCGCAGGATTAAAAAATTACTGGCTGCAATTAAAAAAGATGATGACTTGTATGGCCGGATAATCAATACTGATTGCCTGCTTGTGGAAGAGTGCGAGCAGGTTCGGGATGTCCGGAATCAATTTGTCGCATCAAAGGAAGAATTGCAAAGGGATTACAATGCCGGCCGGACCGGCGACCCAGAAAAAGACGGCATTGCCGCGGCAGAATATTACCGTTTGCTGGCGAAGTTGTCCCAGAGTGTAATCGGCTGTGATAAGGCCCTTATGCAAAAGCGGAAGATGCTGCTCGACATCGACAAAGAAAACGTTATGACAGTGCAGTCGGCCCTTCGGTCCATCCCGAAAAAGCCGGAGAAGAAACAGAAAACGGGCATGGCCGCATTTGTGGAGCATAGAGCAGGTGGAGGCTAATGTATGATGAAAAACGAGCCAACGAGCCAGTAGATTTTATCCAGCTCTTGCATTTGACGGACGACTTTTACGGTCGCCCTTTTGTTTTGCAGCCATGGGAAAAAGAAATCGTCCGCGATGTGTATGGAACACTGAATGATCGCGGATACCGGCAATACAGTTACGCTTATCTGGAAATCCCGAAGAAAAACGGTAAAGCTCTGGCGGTCGACACCCCAATTCCGACTCCTTCCGGCTGGACGACAATGGGAAAACTTAAGGTTGGCGATTACGTTTTCGGCGATGACGGGAAGCCAGCTAAGGTGGTTTTTGCCACGAATATTATGTATGGGCACAGATGTTATGAAGTCGCTTTTTCAGATGGATCAAAAATTATCGCGGACAAAGATCATCTTTGGGAAACGACTACATACATTCCGTGGCTAAAAACGTCTGTAAAAACGACGGAAGAAATTAAAGACTCGTTGTGCTACCAAAAAGGGTTTAACCACAAAATAAAACTATGCAAGCCTGTAGAATATCCGCAAAAGGAACTACCGGTGAATCCATACGTGCTTGGCGTTTGGCTCGGGGACGGGGCGTCTTTTGGGGCAAGGGTAACGTGTGATAAAAACGATATGGAAATTATGTCTTATGTTGCTTTTTGTGGATATCCGGTGCATGAATGCTTTTGCAAAGGCCGCACCGGAGGCTTTGCAATTTCGGACTCCGTGAAGGATAGAACTAAAGATTGCTTCCAAAAAGAGCTTCGCAGGGTTGGAGTCTTTGGAAATAAGCATATCCCGAACGAATATTTGACGGCTTCCATTGAACAGCGCTTTGAATTACTTCGCGGGTTGATGGATACCGATGGGACGGTAAGCAAAGCGGGGCAATGTTCTTACACGTCAAGCAATAAAACATTGTTCGACGGAGTGCTTGAGCTTATAAAGAGTCTTGGCTTCAAGGCGACCTATCGAGAAAAAGAAGCCGTTTGTAACGGAAAGAATTGCGGAAAAACTTATGAATTGCAGTTTTGGGCCTACAACGATACGCCCGTTTTTAAGCTCAAGAGGAAACTTTTAAGACAAAAGCAAAAGCCGAAATCCATAACTCGAACGGCCTTCCGTAAAATTGTTTCGGTAAATGAAGTACCGTCTGTCCCGGTCAAGTGCATTCAGGTTGATAACCAATCAAAACTATATCTTGCTGGAAAGAGTTTCATTCCAACGCACAACACGACCCTGATTGCCGGACTTGGTCTCTATCACCTGGTCTGTGACGGACCGGGTGGACAGATTTACTGTTGCGCGGCCGACCGGGATCAGGCATCGCTTGCTTACAATGCCATGCTGCAGATGATCGACCAGGACGAAACGCTTCAGGAAATCTTACAAATCACGGACAGTAAAAAGATGATTCGCAATCGCCAAACCGGCACATTTCTCCGGGTTTTGTCCGCCGAAGCATACACAAAACACGGTCTGAACCCGACGGTCGTTATTTTCGATGAACTCCATGCTCAGCCGAACCGCGATCTGTGGGATGTTATGACTTTCGGTGCCGGCGCAGCCAGAAAAGAAACGCTGTACTGGATTATCACGACGGCCGGTGACGACCCGGACCGAAAATCCATTGGTTGGGAAAAGCACGAATACGCCCGCCGGGTGCGCGACGGTGAAATTGATGATCCGTATTGGTATGTAAAAATCTATGGCGCGCCGGCGGATACGGATATCTTTGACGAAAAGACTTGGTTTTCCTGCAACCCGTCGCTCGGTGTAAGCATTGACATCGACAAGGTCCGGCAGGAAGCCACGGCCGCCCGGAATGACCCGGCGGCCGAACGGCTCTTTCGGTGGCTGCGTCTCAATCAATGGAACAAAAATAAAAAGCGCGGATGGTTACCTCTTACGTCATGGGATGCGACGACCGGTGGCTGGACGCGGGAAGACCTTCACGGCTGTTATTGTTATGGCGGGCTGGATTTGGCGACCACTTGGGATATGAACGGATTCGCCCTGATTTTTCCGCCACAAAAGGGTTGGAAGGATTACCGGGTGATATTTGACGCATGGATTCCGGAAGAAAACATGAAAGAGCGCGTCCGGCGTGACCATGTGCCCTATGACGAATGGGCGCAGAACGGGTATTTGCAGGTGACCGACGGTAACGTTACCGATTATTCCGCCGTCCGGGCGCGCATCTTGGAATACAAGAAGAAGTACCGGATCCGCGAAATTGGATTTGACCGGTACAACGCGACTGAAACAACGCTGATGCTGACGGCCGCCGGCGTGAAGATGGTCGAGGTTCCGCAGAGTATTCTCGGTATGTCGCCGTCCATGAAGGAGCTGGAAGTAATGTTTAAAACAAGCGAAACGAATATCAAAGAAAACAAGCTTCCGCTAATTACCCACGAAGCTAACCCGGCGGCGCGTTGGTGCTTTGGAAACGTTGACATCAGCATGGACGGCAAGGAAAATTATATGCCAATTAAGGACAGTAAGACCGAGCGCATTGATATCTTCGTTGCGATGGTAGATGCGATGGCACGCCTGCTGCCGCATATGGCGCGGCGGAATGCCTACGCAGAACACGGGGTGATAGCAATTTGAAATTCTTGAATAGAGTAAAAACGTTTTTCAAGAATCTTTCGACTTTGGCGAGACCGTCTCCAAAACTGAAATCTGCACTTGGGGCAATCCTTTCCAAAGTCGGGATTCATATCAATGCAAAAAATGCCCTGCAAACAACGGCTGTATTCGCTTGCGTCCGGCTTCTGTCGGAGAGCATTGCGTCCCTACCGTTATTTTTGTATCGGAAAACAGAAACAGGCAAGGAAAAAGCGACTGATGATCCGCTTTATAGCGTTCTTCACGACGTTCCGAACCCAGAAACGGATAGCTTTCAGTTTTGGCAGGCATTTGTGGCAAACATGTTGATTTACGGCCGAGGCTATGCCGAAGCCGTTCGGAATAATGCCGGACAGGTCGTTCAGATGTGGAACATTACCACGCCATACGTCCGGGTGCAGCGGAATTCTGAGACACAAGAGCTGGAATATGTCGTTACTCCGTCCGGGGAAGAGCAGTTTATCCTTAGAAAAGACCAAATTTTTAGGGTTGACTGGTTCTCCATGGACGCATTAAACGCCTTCAAGCCACTCGAACTGGCGCAGAATGCAATCGGGCTGGGCGAAGCTGCCGAGGAATTTGCATCGGATTATTTTAAAAATGGCGCGAATGTCGGCGGAATTATCGAATATCCAGACGTCATGGAAGGTGACCAGCTCGAGCAATATAAAAAAGATACCAAAAAAGAATATTCCGGCCTTTCGAATGCGGCACGCCTACTGTTTTTAGAGCAAGGGTCAAAATTTCAGAAAGTTACTGACAGCCCGCAGGAAAGCCAAATGCTTGAAACACGAAAATTCCAGGTTGAGGAAGTTGCCCGGTTTTACAACGTGCCGCTGCACATGATCGGCGACCTCGACCATGCAACATTTAGCAATATTGAGCAAATGAGCCTTAACTATGTGATCTATACGCTACGTCCGTATCTCGTGCGCATTGAGCGTGCTATTACAGCACAGCTTTTGATGCCGCAGGAGCAGACATTGTATTTTCCAAAGTTTTCAGTTGAAGGCCTGTTGCGTGGCGATTATAAGTCACGCATGGATGGCTACGCTGTCGCCCGTCAAAATGGCTGGATGTCGGCAAACGATATCCGTGAGCTTGAAGATATGGACCGCATTCCACCGGAGCAGGGCGGCGACGCTTATCTCGCAAACGGTAATCTGCGAAGTCTCGAGAAGCTGATGACTGCTTCGGCAGAATCCACAAAGAGTGGAGGTGATAAAAATGGCAGTTGAAATTAAAGGCTATATCGTACCGGATGACGACCAGCAGATTTATGGTTGGTTTGGTATCGGCACGACGGCACCACAGAATATTCGGCAGGCAATCGCAGAAGCAAACGGTGCGCCACTGGATGTTGAAATCTCCACCTGTTACGGCGGCGATGTGTTTTCCGGATCGACCATGTATTCAGCACTTCGCAGTTATAAAGGCGGCGTGCATATCCACATCACCGGGCTTGCGGCATCTGCTGCGTCAGTTATTGCAATGGCCGGGCCGTCCGATATGTCGCCGACCGCCCAGCTGATGGTACACCGCGTGTCGTCATCGGCGGATGGAAATTACCGTGCAATGGATACCAGCTCGGCGGCGCTGCAGGAAGCGGACAAGGCAATCGCGGCGGCCTATGTTGCAAAATCCGGCATGGCCGAAAAAGACGCACTGAAGCTGATGGACAATGAAACGTGGATCACCGCGGCCCATGCGGTAGAGCTGGGATTGGTGGACAAAATTTCAGATGCCGCAGTGCCGCAGATGGTCAACGCAGCTTACGGCCTGCCGCTTCCCCGCGCAGTGATTGAGAAAACCCGTGCTATGCTGGCAGAAAAGAAAACGGGTACCGGTGAGAAACCACGGCCCTCTACACCAGCGGAATCCGGCGCGCAGGCGCTTGCGCTTGCCAAAGCAAAGTTAAACCTCATTGAAAAATCCATGAATTTTTGAAAGAAGGAATTTACATGACCCTTATTGAAAAAAGGCAGAAGCTGGCCGCTATGGTTAAAGACGCCCGCACGAAGCTGGACGCTGGAGACTTGGAGGCCTACAACAAAATGGACGCCGACATTGACAAGCTCGACGCCGAGATTAAGGCAGAGGAAAAGCAGCAGATCCGCGAGGATGCGTTGAAACAGATTCCGGAACCTGCGAAAGGCAAGGCAGAGCCGGAAGACAAAGCCCCAAAACAGAAAGTCACCGCGACCGCCGAATACAAAACCGCGTTTTTCCACGCGGTGCGCGGAGGCATGAACTCCCTGACCGGCGAAGAGCGGAAGATTCTCACCGACGTGATGTCCACTGGAGCAGAGAGCGGCGGCATGCTTGTGATGCCGGAGGAGATGGAGAGCGCGGTGCGTGCGCTGCTTGCAAAGCAGGTCGTCATGCGCCGGCTGGCCAGCACCCTTACTCTGACGGCGGACCGCAAAATTGTGCTGGCATCCTCCTATGGCGCCGCGAGCTGGATCGGTGAAAACGGAGCCTACCCGAAGGTCGACGACAGCTATGGGACTGTGACGATCGGAAATCATAAACTTGGCAAGATCATTCAGGTTTCCGAAGAACTGATTCACGATTCCGAATTTGACTTGACTGGTCTGATCTCTACCAGCTTTGGACGCTCTTTTGCAGAGGGAGAAGAAGATGCGTTCCTCAATGGTGATGGAACGGGCAAGCCCAAAGGCGTTCTTGTGGACGCGCAGACAGGAGTAACTGCGGCGGCTGCCACGGCTATCACTGCGGATGAGCTGCTTGATCTGTTCTACAGCTTGAAACCTGGCTACCGTCAGAACGCCACATTCCTCATGAGCGACGGTGCGGAAAAAATTCTCCGCAAGCTGAAAAACGCAACGACGGGCGATTATATGTGGCAGCCTGGCTTGACTTCCGACCAGCCAAATACACTGCTTGGTCGTCCGGTTGCTGTGTCTGACTTTATGCCGACGGTCGCTGCGAGTGCAAAAGCAATCGCGTTCGGCGACTTTAGCCAGTACACCATCAAGGATACTCTCGGCATGCAGATGCAAGTGCTTGACCAGCTTTACGCTGAAAACGGCCAAGTTGGATTTAAGGGCAACGAGCGCACCGACGGTAAGCTGATTGTGCCGGAAGCTGTACAGCTTCTTGTTATGCACGCAGCATAAGGAGTAGGAACATGAAAATTAAAATTTTAAAAAGCTGTGCTGGCCTGAAATTCTCCTTTGCGGCGGATGAAACTGTTGACGCGGATGATTTGATTGCAAAAGACCTGATACAGGCCGGATACGCACAGGAGGTAAAAGCAAATGGTAAAGGTGATAGTACCTCCAGCAAAGGAGCCAGTAAGCCTTGATGACTTCCGGACATGGATGCAGGGGTTGCCAATCAGTCCGGAACAGGAACCGATGGTAAACAGTCTGCTAAAAGCAGGACGTGAGGAAGCCGAAGCATACCAGAACGCCGCGTACTGTGAACAGACGTTGCAGCTTACCGTTGAGCCGGAGCCTCCGTGCCCCGACATTCCACGTGCGATTGTGCTACCCCGTCCACCGTTCCGCGAGCTGAAAAGCGTCACGGCGACATTACCGGATGGTACACAACAGGATGCGGCGGCACAGTTTGAAGTGCATAACGATGGCGGGCCTGCGGAGCTGGTTCAGAAACCGGGCAGCAATGTACCGGTTTTTTGCCGGCTGCAAGTCACCTACACGGCCGGTTATGATACGGTGCCGGAAAAAGTCAAACAGGCTATCTTACTGTATGCTACATGGGCGTGGATGCACCGGGGCGGCGATGCAGCCATTCCGCCTGCGTTTTATGCGTTACTGAGCAAAGGCCGGGTGGTGCCGGTATGATTAAGGACCCGGGCGAGATGACGGCGAGAATCCGAATCCAGACACCGGTAGTAACAGGCAGCGGCGTACATAAGGCCACAGTATGGGTGGACATCGGTAACACATCGGAATCCGATTCGCCGCGGTGGACTGCCGCAAAGTGGGAAAACGTCCACGGCAGCGAGGCATGGACAGCAAGCAGCGTGCAGGCTACGGCACCGGCGACCGTCAGCGTATGG